CGCTCGGAGAGGAAGAAGTTTCAAATACCGAATCGCAAATTGCAGGAGATATTGCTTTATCTAAAACACCTGTCGAACATAACATTAATCCTTGGGATGTAGTCCCTGAAGTAGACACCAGTGAAGAAGTCGTCAACGATGAGACGCCCGATGAGGAAGAAAATAATGTCGATTCTGATTCGACAGCACACATCAATGAAGGTGAATAGTAATGTCAGCATCTATAATGACGGTTAGAGGTCGTTTACAGGAAGCCGACGAATTTATCTTAGAAAGTGACATAAGATTCCAAAACGATACGAGTGGTACTGCTGCAACTGGTTATAATTTGACAGTGTATAGCGGTCAAACAATCACTGCTTACGTCAAGACTGTTGGTGTGCCAGGAACTTCCACATTTCCTCTTATAAACTGTACGGTAGATTCTTTAACTACCTCAATACAGAAAACTACTGGTCATCACTTTAGCATCTTAAAACTTAGTTTCGGTTCCTCTAGTACTGGTTCTTTTCAGTGTTACCTTACTACATCAGCTAATAAAATTTTTCAGATTAGTGGTTCATACTCCACAGCAACTTCGACTGGTGCTGTTCAACCAATAACACTCGGAAATGAGTCTGGGTCAAAATTTTACAACAATGTTGGGAATCTTCTTGATGATACTACTCTTGGTGAAACAATCAGACTGAATGACACGGATGTGAGAGCACTAGCAGAAGAGACCACTGGTTTGTCCACCATCGATTTTGACGACTTTTATGGTAAAGAACGTAACTTGGGTGGGGTAGCTGTAACCTACACTGGCACAAATTCATATACCGACACTGCTATTCCCAACCATACCACTCTTGGTGGTACTGGTTCCTCTTCAAGCACAATCACCAATAACCCTTTACTATTTGTAAGAAGGGTAAAGTTGACGTATAGTGGTGCATCCGCATCAAAGTATTTGCACATTTCGGCTCAGAGAGCTAATCCTGCGATAGGTTCATATTTTCATGGAGATGCTCAAATTTTCGGATATTCTATTAATGGTACGTTTCATGATATTGACACGTTTGGGTCAACTACCAGTACTAATAGTGGTTGGAAAACTAAGAGTGCCGTCAATCCCACAACTACTGATCCCGATGAATGGCATAATAGTACTGGCACTGAGCTCAGTGTTATTCATAACAGAAATGGTTCTGACGGAAGGTTTACTATATTTTATACTAATGCTTACAACTTTGGCAGAACTGGTAGTAGTGGTACAGGAAGAATACCCAATCCATTCCTCACTTCTCTAACTGGAGATAATATAGGGTACGGATACTTTGAAACCAGTGGTGGGTCGATCGCCTCGCAGAGTAGTGTTTACTATCATGCTCGATCACCGCTATTTTATTTAAACGATGGGGACACCGTAGAAGTTTGGTATGGAGTGGACTGTGCTTCTTTAGCTTTTATTAAGTTTGATATTATCGGTATTAGTTAGGTACAATATATATAATAAACATCATCATTAAACAATTAGGAGATTGAGATGAGTAGTAGAAAATGGTTAGATAATGCTTTTTGGGAAGCACCAGAAACCAAAGATGACGTGACTTGCATTTTGCAAATCATTGACGATGAAGATAGAAAACTTGAACAGGTCATGCGGTTAAAAAAAATCGATAAGAATGGTAGTCCCAGTGCGGAGTTTGAAGAACTTATTGAAGTTTTAGGTGAAGATCAAATCACCAAAAATACCGAAGAAAGACATAGACGAAAAGCGTCTGAAAAAGAAGAAAAAAAATTACGTGAGATCGAGCACGAGAAAGCTCGAAAAATGGAAAAACTTTTCTCATATAAAATGGAAGCATTTGAAGTCGAAGAAATCAAAAACTGTAAAAACAGAAAACTAAAAGCAAAACTCAGACGTGCTAAAAGCAAGATCGAAGTCGATCTTTATGCAATGATGATCTTACAAGAACATATTGCTAATGAGGAATCCTCTGATGACGGAGAAAAGTAAGGGTTTTGTTGTAGTAGCTTCTCGTAAAAGAAGTTTCTACTGTTACGCTATAAATCTAATAGACTCTATCCTAGATTACTACCCAGACGCCAACATAACCTTAGTGTGCGAAGAGTGGATGGTAGACGAACGTGCAGAAGAATTGACCGATAAAGTAATACATTGTAATGACCATTACCGTGCCAAACTCTGGGGCATGGCTCAATCTCCTTATGACATTACAATGTATGTTGATGCTGACATGGAATGCGAACATGAAGATGTGATTAAAATTTGGGACGAAATGAAAGACCACGACCTTGTGTTTTCGGCTCTAACAAAAGAACGTGATTACATATATGCTGAATATAATTTCGACACACCCGACATGGGAAGACAGTCGTTTACACTTTGTGGCGGTGTGTGTTTGTATGATATGTCTAAACCTATCGTCCGTGAGTTCGTAGAAGATTGGTGGGAACTAACCAGAAAACAAATGGATAGGGAATGGTGGCCCGAAGGTTACCCAAAAAGTCTTCGAAACTGGGATCAGTTTTCACTTTGGTGGTTGACGAACCAAGAAGAAAAATATAAAGATTTAAAGATTGGTATATTTGATGATGATATGAGATGGAATTATTATAATGCATGGCACGCAGAAACAACTTACCCCGAAAACCCAGTAATCTTTAGACATTACTCTTGTGGACTAAATAAGGATTCCCACTACTCATGACAGAAAGAATGAGAGATATTCCAGTTAAGAATAAAGAACTACTGGAAATTTTAAATAGACACATTTCTTTTCGTACAGATAATGAAGAACTGTTCAAGAAAAATATGCATCTAGCTTGTAAGGGGCATCAAAAAGATAATCCTGAGAAATGGATATCTGATGAATATTTGAGACAACTTATAAGTGAAGGGAGATCCCATTCTGGGTTTCCTGATTCTTTGTATGCTTATGAGATGCGTACTAACCAAAAAGACCACGAATTTTTTGATACCGTAAACATGTCAAGTGATCCAGATGACATCAAATGGCGATCAGATTTTATTACGAAAGTAGGTAATTTTCATGGTGACCTATTGAATTTCTTGGGTTGTAGAAATAATGCGTTATCGGCAGTTTATCCACCAAACGGTTATATTGCATGGCACAATAATGCAAATGCAGCTGCATACAATTTTGTTTTTACTTATAGTGAAACTGGTGATGGTTATTTTAAATATTGGGACATAGAAAAACAAGAAATTGTTTATATGTATGACAAGCCAGGATGGCAATGCAAAGCTGGATACTTCGGTAGTTATGACGAACCAGAAAATATTTTCTATCATTCAGCTGCATCTAAGTGTTGGAGACATACCGTCTCTTTTTGTTTTGACAAATCCGAAGTGAGTAAAGGGTTCAGAGAAGAAATAATTGATGAAATTAGTTCAGAATAAAGGTTCTGATTCTTATAAATAAAACAAAGAAAACTACTTTTTAGAATAGGGTTATGGCAGATTACGAAGATTTTTCAATAGATCAAGGCGCTGATGTTGCAATAGAGTTACATCTCAAAGAACTTGATGGTTCATCAAAGAACCTAACAGGTCATACACTTACATCTAAAATGAAAAGAAACTATAACTCTGGCCCAGAAGATACAATAGACTTTGTAACAACTGTTGTCGATCCACCAACATCAGGAATTGCGCTTTTAACATTGAATAACATTATTACCGATCAACTCATTACTACTGGTCGTTATGTTTACGATGTAGAATTAACGTTTCGTGATGACCATGGCGACGATGTCATTGAACGTATTCTGGAAGGCAAAATAAAAGTAAATCCATCGGTTACTAGGTAAGATAGAGATGGCGATAGACGTAACAGTTGGACGAGGAAAAACCGTAACGGAAGTTAAGGTATCAGGCAGAACAAAAGTAGCATCTGTCAGAGTGGGTCGTCCTATAAGAAACGTAACCCAGAAGTCGGGATCTATCGATGTTTTAGATGGTATAGACGTTTCTAATAAACAAGATGGAAGTGTATTAGTGTACAACTCAGGAACAGAAAATTTCGAAGCAACACAGAATTTAGATAAACAGTTCATTAACGGAGGAAACTTTTAGTGGCAACTGAAATTAAAATCAAACGGTCAGGGTCATCAAATGCTCCAACAGCTTTAGGTAGTGGTGAACTGGCTTATAGTTGGAGTGGTGGTACAGGCGGTAAGTTATTCATCGGTTGGGGTGCGGAGGTAAACGGAGAAGCCGCAAACATTGACCCCATCGGTGGTAAATACTATACCGACTTACTAGGTTCAACTGCTGGCTCTATTGCTGGTTCAAAAGCGGTTATTCTAGACGCTAATTCAAAAGTGAATCAATGGATCGTTGATAACATTACTATTGACGGCAACACCATCAGCACAACAGATAATAACGGCAATCTTTTATTAAGTCCACATGGATCTGGTGTGGTCTCTGTTGAAGGTTCTAAGATATCGAATGTTGTAACACCAACTGCTGACTCTGATGCGGCAACTAAAGGATATGTTGATACTCAACTCAGTGGAGTTTCGTCAACGATTACTTTAACCGATGATGCCTCTAACACTGATGCTTATACTACAGGTAACGCACTAACCTTTGCTGGTGGTACTGGTTTGACTTCTGTTGTTACTGATGATACAGTAACGTTCAACATGGACAACACTTCAGTATCATTTGGTGGTGTATCTGTTGCGTTAGGTGGGACTTCTGCTCAACCAGCATTTGACTTAACAAATGCGACTAGTTACCCAACTTCATCTCTGAGTGGTACGATCACCAATGATCAACTTGCTGGTTCTATCGCAAACGGCAAACTCGCAAATAGTTCAGTAACCGTTACTGCGGGCGATGGTCTGAGTGGCGGTGGCAGTGTAGCTCTTGGTGCTTCTGTATCTCTCGCTGTAGGTGTAGATGATGCTACTATTGAGACAAACTCAGATGTACTCCGTGTTAAAGACGGTGGTGTTAGTAACACTAAACTTGCAAACAGTTCATTAACAGTTGGTACTACCGCAATCTCACTTGGTGGTTCTTCTACTGCACTAGCTGGTTTAACCCAAGTTGATGTTGACAATATTCGAATCGATGGTAACACAATCAGTACAACTGACGCTGGTGAATCAACTCTTTTCTTGAATCCAGGCCCTGTTGGTGATTCGGGTGAAGTTGTTATCCTAGGTGATTTAACTGTTCAAGGTACTACAACAACAATAAATAGTACTGAAGTATCAATTAATGATCTTGTTCTTACCCTCGCTGACAGTGCAGATGATGGAACAGCAGCTAATGGTGCTGGTATCATTATTGGTTCATCTTCATTCAGTAGTCCACCATCTCTTACATATGATGGATCGAACGACAGATGGGTATTCAACAAAACCGTTGAAGCAACGATTCATGATCTATCCGAAACAATTGATGATCGTGTTAATACTTTATTTACAGATGGTCAAAGTATTGGTTCTGTTTACGATGACGCTGCAAACACACTTACGGTTAATGTTGATATTGCGACTACAAGTGCGATAGGTGTGGCGAAGTTTGACGGTCTTGCTGAATCAGATGGTGGATCAACCAATCAGTTTACTCTTACCTCTGGCGGAGTTAGAGTTACCGCTCTTGACGGTGGAACATACTAATTAATTTAAGAGAAAAGATATGGCAAGTCCTAACACTAGACAGGAACTAATAGATTATTGCTTACGTAGTTTGGGTGCGCCTGTTCTTGAAATAAATGTCGATGACGAACAACTAGAAGATCGTGTAGACGAGGCACTTCAGTGGTTCCGTGAAAATCATCCTGACGGTTCACGTAGGCACTATATGTCTTTTGAAATGACTCAAGACATTATTGACAACGGATATATCGATCTAGGAGATGCATCCATCTCCACTGTTGTTCGTATGTTCCCGATCAACACTGTTTCACAAACAACAAATTTCTTTGATATCAAGTATCAGATGATGTTGAACGATGTCACCGACTTAAATAACTATGCTGGTGACATTGCATATTACGAACAAATGCAACAACATCTATCATTACTTGATATGAAACTAAGCGGTACGCCCGAAACTACATTTGACCGACAAGGTAATCGTTTATACTACTACTTGAGTTCCGAGAAACTCACTGTAGGCGATCACATTGTTATCGAAGTCTATGGTATCAGAACACCATCTGAAGAATCTGCTGGTGGTGATTACAACTCTCTGTTCAATCACAAGTTTCTTAAAGAGTATCTAACCGCAATTGTCAAAAGGCAATGGGGAACCAACCTATTAAAGTTTGATGGCATGACCTTGCCTGGGGGTGTTCAGATCAGTGGTCGTTCTATATTTGAGGACGCTAACAATGAACTTGAACAGATTCGTACTAGGTTTAGGGAAGAGGAAGATGTAGGCCCGATCTTCTTCGCAGGGTAATATGGCAACAAATCCGTATATAAGCAAAAAGGTACGATCCGAACAACATCTTTATGAAGATCTCGTAATCGAGTCTCTGAAGTTCTATGGTGAGGACGTATACTATCTACCACGTGAGATTGTTAACAAGGATAAGATCTTTGCTGACGATATACCTTCACGTTTTTCTGATGCATATAAGATTGAGACTTACATCGAGAATACTGAAGGGTTTGATGGAGAGGGTGACCTATTCACTAAATTCGGTATCGAGTTGCGTGATCAGGCCACATTCGTATTTGCACGTAGACGTTGGAAGAAACTAATTGGCGACAACCTAGCAGAGGTTGGGTTCCGTCCACGTGAAGGCGATATCATCTATCTACCAATGTCGAACTCTATGTTCGAAGTATTGAAGGTAGAGACCGAGACACCGTTCTATCAATTAAGTCACTTACCAACATTTCGATTACAGTGTGAATTGTTTGAGTATAGTGACGAAGACTTTGATACTAACATTGCAGAAATCGATGCGATTGAGTATGAAGGTGCTTATCAATATGCGGTCACGATGCACCCGCCCGAAGATAATACCGTTTCTATCACTATAGACGATGATAACCTCGATCCATTTACTGGTAAACTGAAGAGTGTAACTTTAATTAATGGTGGTCGTAATTATGACTCTGCCCCTGTCATAAACTTGTCTGCGCCGTTTGGGTTATCCAAGTTCGGCAACCAGTCATTCCACTCAGATAAGGTCAGATCATATAGTGAAAATTATTTGTTCACTTCTGATAAGGGTACTGTAGAAGCATTTTTCTATCCAAACAATCTGCCGGGTGCCGGCCGACAAGCATTAATTACATTGGGTGGGAATACTAGTATTTCCGACAACATCATGTCTTTTGGTGTGAATGACCAAGGTAAAATACAGTTTTCTTTCCGTGATACTCTAGGTCAAGATTCTGTTGTAAGAACACTCGATAATGATCCGATTCTTGCCTCAGAGTGGTCACACTTGATATTGGGTGCGGACAGTAATGGGTCTGGCACTATTAGTCAACTGTATGTGTATCTTAATGGCGTTAAAGTTTTTGATAGCGATATCGGTCGAGAACTGAATTTTATTGGTAACAATAAAATAAATTTGGGTTCCCAAGCACCGAGACTTTATGGCACAGGAGATGTTTATAGTCTATTTGACGGTAAAGTAGATGAATTACATGTAACTACTCAATCAAAAACAGAAATGATAACGGGCAACGTAGTAACATACAAAGATATAAATTTGGCTGTTCTTGATGCCAATGATAATAGATCTAATTATATATTTGACACAAACGATAGTGACAGAAAAGGTGCGATCATTGGTGAAGATCCAAATTTAACAATGTACCTCGGAGACACATTGTGTCTTAAAAATTATATAAGTCAAACCGTACCCCAACCATTGGACTTTTACTTTGGTGGTAGTTTTGGTGGTGCAAGATTGGCGGGTGCGGAAGACAAGTATATTTGGCCTAATGACGCTGAAGATTGGGGCGGTTTTAATAATAGTTTTTCATATCAATATCCTATAGAACTTAAAGATAATTCTCGATTAAGTTTTGATGCATATATACCCAGTGGTCAAGAATTAGATTCAGCTGAAATAAATTTCGTATTCGAATATCAATCTTATCCAGATGTCAATCCATCATTTTCTACTACGGAAATTCGGATTGCAGGAGATAGCGAAACAAATTATAGTGTACCACTTCCTCGTAAGAAGATTGATACATACAGTTCTTTACTCATGTATGTACTAACAAGAAATACTGAAGTTAGTTTACGTAATGTTAAAATATCGTACATAGAACATGGTGGTCATCCAATAAGAGTAGAAGATTCTGATGGAACCATTCTTGCTAGTCCCCCACCAGCAGATAGTGATGGCGGTTTTTACTATGACAGTGATGGCACTAATCCGTCATATTATGCTACTAGATTCACCCCGACTGAAAAGGGCAATTACTACTATCAATGTACTCATCACGTCAATATGCGTGGTAAGATATCGGTTCTTCCTGTAGATATCAATACGCCTGTTTCAAGTTTTGATAGTAATAGTAATACAGTTTTGCTAGAACATTTCGAAGGAAAAACCGCAACGTTAACCACCACCGAAACGGATGGCGTTGTTACCTCGGTTGTAATCGCTGATTCTGGATTTGGATACAGTGAATCACCTCTAATAACAACAGAAGGGAATCTAGACTCTTCAGACTTCTTGATTGGTGAAATCGTAACCCAAGTAAATCCAAGTTACACTTTAAAGGGTGAAGTAACTCGTTGGTCAGACAGTGATCGTATACTTCAACTTGCTCATGTCGGTAGTACGGACGGTACATACAAGGAATTCAGCACATCTAATATTTTAGTTGGTAGTACATCAGGTGCTAAATGGTCGCCACTATCGGTAGAGGATATGCAACAACAAATACAAACCACTTCGCAAAGTAAAGTGTTTGATGATTTTGAAGCAGACTTCTTAGACTTCTCGGAGTCTAACCCATTCGGAGACATGACGTAATGTTCGGTACTTGGTTTTATAACAAGCGAGTAAGGACTGCCGTATCGGTATTTGGTTCTTTGTTTAACAACATACATGTGTTGAGACAGAACTCTTCGGGTGCAACAATATCTCAGGTCAAGGTTCCTTTATCATACGCACCTCGTAGATCATTCCTAGATCGTCTTGCGGAGATGGCGAAAGGGGAGGAGGCAGAACGTAGAGTTGCAATGAAACTCCCACGTATGTCTTTCGAGATCACAAACATTGCATACGACCCAGAGAGACAGTTACCCAAGGTAAATAAGTTTACACGGTCTGCCACAGAAAATACCAAGAAGAAAAGATTTTATACATCTGTTCCGTACACAATTGGTTTCCAGTTGAACGTATATGCCAAGTCACAAGACGATGCACTACAGATTGTGGAACAGGTCATACCATATTTCAATCCGCAGTACACAGTATCGGTTAAACCGTTTGCTGATTACTCAGAGATTACCGAAGACACCCCCATCATATTGAACGGTGTTACGTTCTCGGACGACTTCGAAGGATCGGTAGGTCAAAGACGTACTATCCTCTATACGTTAGACTTCGAGATGAAAGTGTCTTTCTATGGCCCAGACAAAGATGCGCCTATCATTAGAGAAGTGAATACAAACTTCTTCCTAATGAATGAAGGCCCACAAGATAGTGACCTATTTGCAAGTGGGATAAATATAACACCCACACCATCTAATGTAAGTCCAGATGATGACTTTGGATTTAATGTAACATCTTTTGACAACGAATACACAAGTCAAAGTGGTTCTAGTAGTTCTAGTAGTTCTAGTAGTTCTAGTAGTTCTAGTGCTACTGGTTCGGAGGATGGTTATTCGAGTGATTCAGGTAGTTCTGGTAGTTCGAGTGATTCAGGTGGTTCGAGTGATTCAGGTGGTTCGAGTGATTCGGGCTCGGGTGGTTCGGGTTCGGGCGGCGGATATTAATATTAACATTGATAGTGAAATATAATGGCAAAAGATGAAAAGAACATATCGACAGACTACGAATATTCAAGAGACACCTACTACGAGTTAATCGAGAAGGGTAGGGAGTCGTTGGAACTCATGATCGAAGTGGCACGAGAGTCAGAACACCCTCGTGCATTCGAAGTATTATCTGGGATGATTAAAAATATCTCGGACGTGAACGATAAACTTATGGATCTGAATAAGAAGAATAAGGATATCAAACAAGAACCTAAACAGATTGGACAAGAAGGTGGAACCACCAACAACAATGTGTTTATAGGTTCTACTGCTGACCTTCAGCGAATACTACGTGATGAGGAAAAAGTGATTGATGTTGAACCCAGCGGAAAAGAATAGTTACCTCGGCAATCCCAACGTAAAGAAGGATGGTGTTGC